ACTAATATATTGTATTCCATTTTTAGTTATTTTTATTGCCTTAGGAATTGCCATAAGCATTCACCTCGTTATTTACTTTTGCTATACAAGTTAGTTCTATTTTTTCGTCTGCAGTTTCATATGTTCTACTAATCTTATATTCAATATCGTTATATAGTAAGTATTGTTCATTATTATACTCAAATTTCCATATAATACATTTAATTTCTGGTTTTAACCCTACTGCTGCAGCTTGATATGCTTCACTTTGTCTTATACTTTGTACTTCTGCATATCTCTTTTTCTTTTTCATCGTATTAATTGAATCACCAATTTCATTTACATCAATACTAGGCTCTAATAAATAAATTATTTTATCCATCTAGTTGCACCTCTTTCGTATATTCTATTGTTGACCTCATAAAGTTTTTATTTTCTTCATATAAATTCTTATATCTTTCAGCTACATCATTAGGTGTATTTCTAAAATTAGCTTTAATGTATGCAAGGATAGTATTAACTATCATACTATCCTCTTTAACTATTTTAGATTCAAGTATGCCCGTTAATAGCAACTTTTTTATAGCTGTATTTCCTAACATAATTAAATCATCATCAAAATTTTCTACAGTTAAACCAACATACTTTCTAATTTTACTTATTTCTATTAATTTAGTTACTTCTACAACTTGCATACTTTACTCCTTATTTATTATTTACTAATATTTCTTCAACAATTTCTTCTTTTTTAGCTTTTGTTAATTCTATATTTAAACTTTCAGCTAAATCTTTTAAATCATTTACTGTCATTTTAGATAGTTCTTCCTTAGTATATACTGTATTAGTATTACTATCTGTATTTTCTACAGAAGTATTTTCATTATTATCTGTTTCCTCTGTTTCAATATCAGTATTTTCCTTTTCAACTTCTTTTGTAACATTTTCATTTTCTATAATATCAACTACTCTACCAATACTTTTAGAATTTAATTCTTTCATTCTTTCTACTGTAACATCTATAATACTTTTAGCTGTTATATCTTTTTTAGAATATTTATCTTTAAAACTTCTTTCAACATAATATTTTATTACCATTTTTCTTCCCTCCAAAATTAAAAATTAGAGGATATAAGAATATCCTCTACGCTTCTTGTGCTGCTGCTTTTTTTACTCTTATAAATCCATTATGTGCAGTTACATTTCCACCAAAGAAACCTTCTCCTCTATGAGCTATTTGTCCTTGTTTAAATTTATAATCATTTGATTCTTCAACTTCTAAATCACTAAATATTGCTAATTCATAATTACTTAATGAACCATATGCCATACAGTATTTTCCTACTTCTGTTGTAGCTTTACTTATTGACTCACAAGCAGAATTTAAAACATAAGGTATACCATCAATTGTTCCTACATTACCTTTTGGAACAATATCATATACTTTTTTACCATCAGGATATCTTACTTTCTTAAATGCTTTTAAATCTAATTTATTTAATATTAATACTGCATTATTTGCCACATCTTCATCTCCAGCATAACTATAAACAATTTCATCTAATGTATCTTCATCTATTTCTGCAATTTCTATATCAGTTGATTTATTAATAGCAAATTTATTTGGATTTGAAAAAATACCTTGTAATCTACCATTACTTCCATCTCCAACTAAAATGTCCTTAGATAATCTCTTTTTCACAGCAATACCTATTCCATCAATTGTTTCTTTTGAATAATCTTCATCAGCTAATTTTTTTATTGCTTTTGGTTGTTCATTGTATGCTGTTATTTCTTGTTTATTTATTGTAGCATATCCAAATACAGTTTCAGCTTCTTTGTAGTTTCCATTTTCGTCTTTTTCTCCACCTTCACCATGTGATATTACATAACCTCTTTCATATGTTTCTCCACCATCTAATGGAACTACTTTTACTAAATCCACTAATGTAGATACTTCATTAAAAGTTTTATTTACTCCTTCTGCAGTGTGTTTTTTTAATGCTATTTCACTAACTCCTACTGTAATAGCTCTTTGTTCCTTTAAGTCTTTTCCTCTTTTTTTCATTTCTGCTACACTTATAGCTCTTTCTTCTTTTGGCTCATTTTCTTCTCCAGGTTTATTAATTTTTCTTAATTGTATTCCACCATTATTAGCATCTCTTGTCAATTGATCTGCTTGACCTCTTCTTTCTTCTGCTTCTGCTTCTTCAATTGCAGCTTCTTCTTCTTTATTTAAGTTTTCTAACTCACCTTGTAAAGCTGATATTTCTTCATCACTTAATTCAATAGTCCCTTCAACATTAGCACTTAATTTTGCTCTAATTTCTTGTTTTCTTTTTAAAATTCTTTTTAACTTTTCATTCATGATTTTTTACCTCTTTCCTTTTTTTATTTTAATATGTTTGTAATAATAAATTTTTACTTCTATCCTTTTGCAATTGGGCTCTTGCCAGAGCTTTTTGTTCTTTCTCTGCCACCGCAAATCTAGAACTCCTTGCTGAGATTGAAGTTGTATCATAAGCGGGGATGTCCACCGCACTTACGTCATATAATTTGTCTACTTTTAGAACTCTCCATAGGTGCTTTTCTTGATTGTATGATTCTTCTTTGACAGTAAAACAAAAACTCATTCTATCAATATATCCGCCTTGAATTTCTTCATATAGTTTTCTTCCTTCTTCTGTACCATCTAATCTAGCTCTAATATTTAAACCATTTGAATCAAGATATAATTCTAAAGTTTTATTTCGAGTTCTTGCAACTACTTTTCCACCATGATTATAATTAAAAATAACATCTGACATATCTGCTTCTGAAAAAGCATTTCTATCTATTACTTCTTTATATTCTGTTTCACCACATTTAAATAAAACAGTTTCTTTTTCAAAAGTTACTGCTACTCCTTCTACAATCATTTCATTTGTTTCTTTTCCATCAAGTTCTATAGTTTCATTTCTTACTTTAAGATTTGTAAATGTTCTATACATTCTGTCATCTCTTAATCTTTTAAAAAGTTCATCTTTTTTACTTTTATCATTTTTATCCATTTTCTTTTATCCTCCTTCTTCATTTTTTCCTAATTGATATTCATCAGCCTTATTAGCATTTACATCGTTTAATGATTGAAGTCTTTTATCTCCATCAGGTACAGGTCCTCTATTCCACATTTCCCTTTGTTCATTTATTGTAAATAAATGTTTCAATTCTTTACATATTTGAATCTTAGTACTATTTGATGCATTTGCTAATCTATTAGCTTCAAAAATTATTTCATTTCCATAATTCTTTTCTGTTACTGTAAATACTTTCTCTGAAAATTCTTGACTCATTTGAATTGCAAAAGGTTCTATTGTAGTTTCAAAATAAGAAATCCAATCTTCATCTGAGAATTTTCCTCTTATAATATTTTCGTTTGTATTAAAATACTCATATATTTCTTGTTTTGTATAATCCATCTGTGCCTTATTTGGAACAAATGGTTCTGATTTTAATTCATGAAATTTATATCTAGGGTCTGTATATGCTATTCCTGTATCATTATTAGAAATATTTAAATATGCTTCTGAAAATTCTTTTACATTTTTATCAATATCTTCTTGTTGTAAAACTTGAGCAAATTCTAATATTCCTCTAATAAAAGCAGTATTTTTTATAGCATTTTTTATTCCTTGATTTGTTGAACTTGCTACTTCTAAACTTTCACTTAATGGTCTTCTGTTACTTTCACCCCAAAAATCATCTTCACTAAAATGTTTTCTTATATGTATAACATCCTCGTAAGGAGCTACTTTATATTGTCCATTTCTAAAGACAAATTTTAAATATATATTGCCATCTTCATCTTCTAATGCTTCTACCGATTGTGAATTTAATGGATATATACCTTTAATTCCATTCATTCCAGGAACATTTTTATCCCTGTCAATATAAGCAAATGCATTATTATTAATTTCTTTTTGTATCATCATTTTTTGAATAAAATCAAACATAGTCATATATTTATTAGGTCTTTTTAACAACTTAGAAATATTACTATTAGGATTTACTTTTATTTCTACTCCATCATTTCTTATATGTTTAGGATTTAATTTACCTGCATGTATTCCATTTGTCCCTATTGCAGTTCTAATTATATTGTTATCATACATTTTCCCATTCCAATTATAAAAAATAGAATCTGAACTATTTAACATTTTTAATGTATTAATAACTTTTTTATAATCTTTATTATTTTTATTTTCTTTTCCAAAGATATTAGAAAACATACTTCTTAATTTAAATTTCACTATTTCACCTCCTAAATCATATTTAAATAATCATTTTTCTTTTGCTCTAATATTGTATAAGCATTTAATAGTGCTGCTGTTCCATCTATCCTCATTCTTTTATTTCTACTTTTATCTGGTTGAATATTTCCATTTTTATCTGTATCAGTATTTGTATTGCTTAAACACCATTTATCTACAGGATTATTATTATAATTAATTAATTTCGATTTTAAATCAGCTCCTAAATTTTTCATTGGAGAAGATAATGTTTTTTTACCTTGAAAAACTTTTATCATTGCTTCTTTTCCAAAATAACCATTCATTTCCTCTACCCAATATTCAGCTGACCATGCATCATAGCCTATCCAAGGAATAAATATTCCATAATCGTTTCTTATTTCTAAAAACCATTCTGTAACAACTCTTGGATGTATTTTATTTCCTGGACAAGTCCTTAATAATCCTCTTTCTTTCCATTTATCGTATGGAATATTATCATCTTTTATTTTTTGTTCAAATAATTCTTCTGGAATCCAATATTGTTGCAAAACATATATTATTGGGTCATTTTTAACCATAAAAATAACCTTAGCAGCAGTTAAGTCTGTAGTGCTACTTAGGTCTGTTCCACCTATACCATATTTAACTTTCATTTTAGCTAAATCAAAAGTATTTTCATTATTTAATTCATCATAAGATAACCAAGAAGTAATATTGGTTTCTCTTATATTAAAATCCTTACACAATAAATTTTTTAATTCATTAGGTTTTATTTTTGCTTTATTTACTTTATCCCTTAAATCTTTAATTTGCTTTATTGTTCCTAACCCTGGATTTGCTTTTTTCCAGCATTTTTCATCTTTCCATTCATCTTTATTATCTAATTCATAAATAACTGGTAATAAAGTTTCATCAACAAATTCAGAATTTGGATCAAGATATCCATTTATTATATTTTTAGCATATTCATATTCATCATCAAAAACATTTTCCCTAATTGTTCCCATTGTAGAAGTTTCTAAAAATACAGGTTGCTCTCTTGAAGACATACTATCGTAGGTAACATCTATAATATTTTTATCTTTCATAGCATGAACTTCATCAGCAGCCACAAAAGATGCATTCAATCCATCTAGTGTATCTGAATCTGAACCTAATGGTTGAAAAATTGCTTCTTCTTCCTCATAATATAATTCTGAAACTAAAGGTTTTACTCTTTTTAGAAGTACAGGGGATTTTTTTATCATTCTTTTTGCTTCTCTCCATACCAATTTTGCTTGGTCTTTTTTAGTTGCAATAGAATAACATTCTGCACCTGCTTCTCCATCTGACATTAACATATATAAACCTATTGCTGCAGCTAAAGTAGATTTACCATTTTTTCTTGCAATAAATAACAATGCTTTTTTATA